GGCGATTGGAAGGATGCCGACACAGGCTTCATTGTGACCTGCGGCGTTCGCACTCTTGAGGAGCAGAAAATCCTCAAGGCCAAGGGCGCATCAAAGACGTTACGCTCTCGCCACATTCCTGCGGCAAATGGGTTTTCACACGCCATTGATCTGGCTTGCATAATCAAAGGCCATGTGCGCTGGGACTGGCCGTTATACGATAGCCTAGCCAAGCGCATGAAGGCAGCGGCAAAGGCTGAGAACGTGTTGCTAGAGTGGGGCGGTGACTGGGTTTCGTTAAAGGACGGACCACATTTTCAACTGCCGTGGAAGCAATATCCCGGCACAACAAAAGGAAGTAAGTGATGACAAAAGAAATGGTCTGGGGCGTTGTTCGCGCCGTTCTGGCGGCTGGTGGCGGCTATGTTGTTGGCACCGGAGTTATTGACGCAACCGCCATGAACGAGATCATCGGCGCACTGGGAGTTATCTTCGCCGCTGGTTGGTCTGTCTGGGCCAAGAAGTGAACTGGATCGAGATTGCCGCCATCGTCGTGCTGTTGATCGGCATTGGCGCTGGCGGCTTTCTCGTCGCTCAAAGGCCATCCTTTTGGTTTGGTCTTGGCGTTGTTATGTTCAAGGCATCGTTGCCTTTCTTGCTAAAACGAATGCCGCCTGAGAAAGAGAAAGAATGGCGTGACTGCATCCGCCGTGGCGGCGAATGGGATCACCGACGAAAGCGATGCAAGGATTGATTTATGGCACGCCGCAAGATCACCATCGAATGGAAGACATGCGAACGTGCTTGGGGCTGGGCCTATATTGGCGAAAATCATATCCAGCTAGACCCGCGCCTTCTCCAGAAGCCGAAGCTGCTCTTGGAGATTGCCGCTCACGAAGTGGCGCATCTTGTCTTCCCAGAAGCAGAAGAAAAGCAGATCGACAATCTCGGCAAGCAAGTTGCAGATGTGATCTGGCGGCTCAACTTTCGCCGCGCGCAGGAATAGCGAATGACCAAGAGGTACTCCGATCAAGAGTTCATCGACGCATGGAAGCGTCTAGGTTCACCGTCTGCCGTATCCAAGGAATTGGGCCTCAACCTGCGCGGCGTTAACGCTCGACGGGATAGCCTTGAGCGCAAGCATGGAATCATTCTGAACACATTTTCGCAGCCAGCCCAGCGCATCAAGATCGAGGTGCCGACAAAAGGTTTTCGCGCCTTAAAAGAAAATGTTATCGGCTCCGTCATCATCGGCAGCGATGGGCATTTCTGGCCGGGAGAGCGAAGCAAGGCTTTCGCTGCCATGATCGAGATCATCAAGGATTTGCAGCCGTCAATGGTCATCATGAACGGCGACAGCTTCGACGGTGCAAAGATCAGCCGCCATCCTCCCGGCGCTCGTGTACAAACGCCGAGCGTGGCTGAAGAACTAGAAGCCGTCAAGGAACGTCATGCAGAGATCGAAGCCTATGCGCCTCCCGGTTGCTATCTGATGTGGACAGACGGAAACCACGACAACCGCTTCATGGCAAGGCTGGCGCAAGCAGCGCCGGAATATGTACAGGTCCAAGGATTTGACATCGCAGACCATTTCCCTGCGTGGCAGTTCTGCACAAGCCTATGGCTCAATGAGCATACGGTTGTAAAGCATCGCATTCACCAAGGCGTGCACGGGGCCTATAACAACACGTTGAAGAGCGGCAAGTCCATCGTGACCGGCCACACGCATCGGCTCCAGGCTACTATGTTTGCGGATTACAATGGCCTTCGATGGGGCGTGGAGTGCGGAACGCTTTCGGATTACGGACCTGATAACGATAAGTTCGCTTATGCGGAGGACAACCCCGTGAACTGGTCGCAGGGTTTTGTGGTGTTGCACTTTGCACCTAGCGGCATGTTGCTCGAGCCAGAGTTCTGCCGCATCATCAACGGTCAGGCTTGGTTTCGAGGCCAGCCGGTGGTGTGAGCCACCGCTCGATCAGCGTGGCGTAGCCAGCGATGTCCCGCCAGTGATCGGACTCGTGCGGATTGCCTGACAGGATGCGGCCGATCTTGCTGGCGATCAGCTCCAGCGTCTCGCGCTGGGGATCGTCAAGCGTCCTCCAGTTCTTGCCGCAGCGCATGGCGTCCTTCAGTTCCTGTGCCATCATAGACACTTGATAATAATCGCCGTGTGTCTTCTCACGTTCGTTTAGAATGTCAGTCATGGTTTGTCTCCTGAGAGTGCGGCGTGAATTTCACTCAGGTAATCGTAAGCCATCTCGCACTTTTCGGCTGAAGACAGGCCTCTCTCACTGAGCATGAGTGCGGCACAAAGGACGGCTTCAGCCAGCTTCTCGTTCTCGGCGGTGAGGCGGGTGATCTCGTCGGCGGCAATAGCGCAGAGGCACCCATACCGCGCGTCCATGAAGCGGCACCGGACACCCGATGTCGCCCGGCACGGCTCGCCATTTCGCAGCCTCTCTACAATATCACTCATGCTTGTCTCCTGAGAGTGCTGCGCGGGCTTTGACCCTAAACTTCGGTTTCGCGCTCAGTCTGCGTTGCATCTCCACGAAGGTGTCAGCCACGATCTCCAGACAGTTCAAGGCGTTGTGTTCTTCTGAACTGTCCATCTCCCGCAGATCATCAAACAGACATCGACTCTTGAGGACTGAGATGTAAACAGTAGAGAGCTTAAGCATGTGGGCGAATTGGTCATCATCCATTCCTTTACTCATGCTTGTCTCCTGAGAGTGCGGCGCGGGCGGTGTTCGAGGGTGTGCGGCTTCTGTCGAGCATGGCGCCTTGAGGTTCCTGAAATAGCGTTTTTGGCGTCTTGAGGCCCCAAGTCTTGAATTGTTAGGATTTCTCTGTTAGGCGTCTCAAGGTGCCGAAATTTCCGTTTATGGAGCCTTGAGACGCCATGGCCGCCAGCAACCCCTTGCTTGCCGCTCCACCCTATGAGGTCGAGCAGGCGCTGAAGACCCTCGGGGCGAACATCCGCACGGCGCAACCTCTCCACAATATCACTCATCCCTGCGCCTCCAGTTGACAAACTGAACCCACTTGATCATCAGCCAGAGGATCACTGCCTCTAACCTGTCTGCCCAAGACACCATCGATATATCCTTTCACCATTGGCGATCCCCAGCCGCGCACGCGCTGCAGGACGCCGCGCAGCCGGTCGATCTCAGCCGAAGCCTCGCGCAACGCGATGGTCATGTTCTGCGGCGCATGCTGGTCCTCGAACTGCTGGGCATACAGCAACAGAAGCTTGCTCAGTGAATGGCTCACCAATCCCTCCCAGATGCTAGTGCTGCTGCTCTGTGTGCCTCTGCCAACTCCTCTCGAAGCCGCCGGATTCTTCTGTCAGCATCGGCTAAGTCTTGCTGCAATTTCCTTACCGTCTCATTTAATGCGCGATTGACGGTTTCAAGATCAGGTTCTCTGGTCATCAACGCCTCCTCTTCTTTTTGCCGTACAAAACTGAGACCCCAACCTGGTGGCATCGTTTCGCCAACGCCGCGTTGCCTCGCGCACCGTGCCAGCACATAGCCAAGTGTTTCATGCCGTAATGCGTCTGCGTAGCGCATGAAGCGCGCCGGATGTCACCACGGTAGCCCATAGCCCTTGCTGTGCCACTCAGCACCTGCAAGGGGCCTGATGCACTGCTTCGCTTGTTGTGGTTGTGGCATCGAACACCGCTCTCGATCTTTGCCATCTTCAAGGCGAATCCGACCGGCACGCCTTGCCGTCTTGCCTCCGATGTAACCAATCGAGTCGCATCCGAAGCATGTGCCAAGACACTTCCAGCCGTCATCGCGGCGATCAAAACAAGATACCTCATCACGGCCAATACACTCCTATGAGGAAGCCAAGACTGACCATGATTGGGCCGCAGATCAGCCAGTCAATCAGGGAGAGCCGAGGGGCACAGCTCTCCCTGACCTGGGTAGACTTGGCACACCGCTGATCAGCAGCGGCCACTGAACCGGACAGCACGCCCGGATCACCATAAAGCCACTGCTCTTGTGTGGCATCGTATTCATATTTCGCCATGATGTTCCTCCTTGAAACTATGGCAAGCCTAGACTAGAATTCTAAATCAATCGTTAATGTAAGCATCCGGTTTGCTCCCCCGGATGCTAGGGGCGGTGGCTATCCTCCTTTAGTCGCCGCCCCGCTCATATTCAACAAAGACAGCAGCTTGTCGCTGGCATCGGTTGCGCCATAGCCAACAATAACGTGATGGCCGATGCTTTCCAAGTATGAAATCATGCCGTCTTGATCGGATGAAGTGCGCCCGCCTTTCTGGCGTTTCATCTCGATCCAGATTCCCCATGCCGGAATAAACAAGTCTGGAACGCCAGGAACAACGCCTTCGGCCTTCAGCTTCTTTGCCGTCGAGATGTTGCGCTTGCCGCCATTCGGTATTGCAAATATCAATACACGAGGCCACTTGGCGCGAAACCATTGCACGAATCCGGCTTGTTCTTCATGCTCAGAAGGGAGGGAAACCGTTAAACGCATCGCAGCCTTCTTTCTGTACCTCATCAGGTACAACGTCACGCCAATGAGTGCAATATCGAGCATCGTACAGGCTCACGCAATCAGAACAGCGGTTCTTGTAGTTCTGCCAACTCTTCGGCGGTGAGGCGCTTTGGCTGGCTATAGTCGAGTTGTACAATGTCGTAGAACTTGTCATTCGGCTTCACCTTTATCCTGCGCGGCTTGATCCAGTGGTCGCACTCTTGCGTGGCATCTTCGGTGGTCATGGCAGACGCCCCTAGTGATGGCATCCGCTTCTGGTATCGCTCCGCAGCATAGCCTCCGTGGTCAGGGCATAGCCACTCCGAAACCTTGATGAGGCCGCAATAATAGGTGACGCGGATGCTATCTGGCTTGCCTTCCTTGCGCCAGCGGGAATAGCCCACATCGTCAACGTCAACCCATTCGGCCTGTACCTGTGTGGAGATCATCGCGCCAGAATATGCCTTCGTTCCGTGGTTAAACTGCGGAGGCGGGAATTCATGGCCGCACTCGATGCACACTCTAACGGCGGCATGATTGACAGTCAAACATTCCGGGCATTTCTTGACCGGCGCTTCTCCGTTTTCAGACTTGCCTTTTATCTTCGGCTTGATCTTGTCGATGAATCCGTGGCGCATCACGTTGTCGCCGTAGTCCAGCACCAGGCAGTTGTCTTTCCCCGGCGCAATGCGTGTGCCGCGCCCGACAATCTGGATGTACAGGCCGGTGCTTTCGGTGGCCCTCACGATTGCTACAAGATCGACATGCGGAACATTGAAGCCGGTGGTCAAGACGTTGACGTTGATCAAGCACTTGCTTCCGCCACGCCGGAGCCGCTCGATCTTCTCAGCGCGTGCGCTCATGCCATCGGCACCAGTCACGACATCCGCCTCGATGCCATGCGTCTCGAACTCGGCACGGAGCAACTCGGCGTGATTGACACCGCAAGCGAAGACCAGCCACGCCTTGCGCTCCGCACCATAGCGCACGATTTCAGCAACTGTTTCTGTTACCAATTCCGGATCCGATGCAGCCTTGGCTAGTTCGCTCTCGATATACTCCCCGCCGCGTTTGCCGACGTTCGAGAGATCGATAGTCTTGACGCCGCTCTTGCTAATCACCGGGGCCAGGAATCCTTGCTCCATGAGATCAGCAACCGGGATGTCGTATGCAATGCCGTCGAAGATCGCGTTGTCGCCTTCGTGCAGCCAGCCACTATCGAGCCGGTATGGCGTAGCCGTAAGACCGACCACCTTCACACCGCGATTGCATATGCGAAGGTCAGAGAGGAACTTGTTGTAGCGTGTGCCGTAGTTCTTCGGGATCAGGTGCGCCTCGTCCACGATCACCAGATCAGGCGCTGGCACCATCTGATAAGCTTTCTTGTGTATCGACTGGATACCCGCAAACGTGATCGGCTTCCGCAGCACCTTCTTCTTTAGGCTGGCGCTATAGAAGCCGACATCTGCCTCTGGATAGAGCGCCACCAACTCGCTGGCGTTTTGCTCCAACAACTCTTTGACATGCGTCAGGATCAGAACGCGCGTGCCGGGATAGCTCATCGCATCCTTGATCAGATGCGCGATGATCAGGCTCTTTCCCGAACCAGTCGGTGAGACGATGATCGGATTGTCGCCCTTCTTGTCTGACCAATAATTGTATAGGCCATCAATCGCGGCGCGTTGATAGGGGCGGAGTTCTAGCATGTGCTGAACTCCAAAATATGAAGTCCGCGTCCAGTTAAGCCAACGTATGACCATCCCGCTTTGTAGAAGCACCAGCCCCAAACTGGGCGACTGCGCTCAATGGTTGGCTTGACCTTTCGCGGGTTCACATAAGTGTAAAACCGCTCACCCGGCCATCTGGCCCAAGCCTCTTCCATCGCCTCTCGCAACATTTCGGAAGCCTTCCTTTCGCTTTCATTCCGGTAGATAGCGCAATTGACGCCCTGCTGGCCGGCATCGCTGATGAATTTCCGCCAGACGCATAGTGCCTGCCCATCGGCCTGCATTAAAACCATCTTTTCACCTGGTCCTACAAACAACTTGGGCTTACGGCCATCTGCGTAGACATATCTGCTGTAATGACGGTCAAAAATTTCCCGACAAGACGGATCGCCGTCCAGCATGTGCATCCATCCTTCGCCTATTAAAAATGGCTGTATCATGAATTAACGCTGAACTCCCTTCCCTTGTTCCGCACGATCTCTCCGTCTTCATTGATGTAGTCGATCCAGTCTTCTCCGGTGTCATGCACCGGCAGCTTCACCAGCGCCGGATTGTATATGTGATCACCGCAGCCGCTGCGCTGGTCGATCTCATCGAGTGCCTTCTTGTGCCTGGCGCATGACCAACCTTCGGCCTCTGCCGTCGAGAAAGCACAAGTGCGGCAGTTAAGTTCCGCTGCACCGTCTCCGTGGCAGATCGAATGATACGGACAGAACTTGCACTCGAACCATGCCGGATCATTGCTGATGCCAAGCGGTGGCCGTTCGGTCGATATGATCTTTCTTGCCTTCTCGATAAGCCCCTCTGCAAAGGCATGATCGACCTTCAACCTCTCCGCATAAATCTCATCGGTGTTCTTGTTGACAGAAATGAACAGGCACCGATCCAGTCCGCTCAAGTGCATTCCGATCTGGCACTGTGCGTAGTAGATCGGCTTCGCCTTCTCGACGCCGAGATTGCATAGCACCTTGAAATACTTCTCGCTCATGGTCTTCACTTCGAGCGTGTGTGGCTGTGTGCTTTCCGGCAAGCCTTCGACCACTCCGTCCAGGCTCAAGGCGAAATGCCCGCCAACCGCCGTATATCGGAACTGCTGGCCTGTCGCAGGATCACGATCCCAGACGGTGCAACCGGCGGCTCGTAGATTCTGGATCACTCGCAGTTCTTCGCGTTCGCCAGTCTCGAAGAGGCGCAAGATGCGCCCTTCATGCTTCTCGGTATAGGTCCACCGGAATTGATACCAAAGCGCACGGGCGCAAGTGTTCCCGATCTGCGACCCGCCAAGGTGCGGCCTATGTGCGTTGCGGCGGTTGTCTTCGTATCGCTGGTAGATCGCCTTTACGATTGGCGATGTCATGTCTAGTTTCATCTATTCCTCCTCAAGAATTTTCACGATGAACTGCTTGTTATAGCCTGTCTCTTTTCGGATGCGAGCGTAATCCCAGCCTTCGGCCTTCATCCGGCGCACTTCCTCGATCTTGATGTTTGCCTTGTTCTTGGCCTCCCCTCGCACGGCTTGCAGTGCGGCTACTCGTCTTGTCCGCTTCATGCGGTTGCAGTAATCCGTAAGCGTCGAATCCGGCACCTGGAATATGTCGGCTATCATCGTCCACGACATCTTGTCGGCGCGCATTTCAAGGATGAGGTCATAGGATTCATCACTCCACTTCACCGCCTGTTCGTTCTTGACCACAGCGCCGTATGGATTGTTTCCTCTGTGCGATGGCATCCAATCAGGATCGACAAACTGGTGGTGCAGCTTGCCTTCCTGATCGAAAAACCACCAGTTGCCATCGAGTTCTTTCTTGATGAGTGCTTCGGTCCACATTGTCACTCTGCCGTCTTTGTCGCCAAGTCTTCGATCATCGATTCCAGATAGGTGAAATCAGGTTCCTTGGGAAAGTCACTCCACGGCCTTGTCCCCAAGCTCTCGGCAACATGCCGTGCTGCCTTGTAGCCGTTCAAGAATGCAGCAATTGCTTCGAACTCACGCAGTTCCTTGCGAGCGTCATTCTCACACGCCCACGTGATCTGGACTGGTTCACTCGGCATCGCGCTTGCCCTCCATCTCATAGCTAGACGCCCGATCTACCTCCAGAAAGATTTTGTCAGGCATCATTGTTCCGTGCCTTGCCCGATAGCCGGTGATCGGCTTCTGGATGTTGCTGTAGCCTTTGCCGTGCTTTGCCCGATACACCATCACGACATCCGCGCCAGGATGATTCTGCGCCAGCATGGTCACGATCTCTGCGAGTTGTTCGATTTTCATTTGCGTTTCCTTATCAGCGTTGCCTTGCCATAACTCGACGCGCCGATACCTGACACGCCACACCTCAACCGCCGTGACTATGAGGGGCGGCTCATCACCGCCCCCGCTTTCATCTCACCGCTTCCATGGCGGTACGTTCGCAGCCACCGGAGCCGCAGCGCCAACAACCGGAGCCGCTGCCTCGCAAGGCTCGTATCCGGCCACCTTGTTCTGGTCGCCGTACTGCTGGCTGCTCTCCACCCGCACCGTCACCATCAGAGGCTTATTGTGAAGGTCGCTCGAATCCTGAGGCATCATCACGCCCGTTGCGCGGCAGATGGCCGAGAGCGTGCGCTGGGCAATCTCCTGCGCCGTCTGGCTGGGGTTGTTGACGTTCAACTGATCGAACACCATCGCCCCCTGATGCGGCCCGTCGATCACCTGGAGCTGGAGTTTGAGCATCGTGCCAGTCATCGCCTTCGTCGGCTGTTCGCCCGACGCCGTGATCACGCACTTGTACTTGCCCGCCGGAAGCGTGGTGCGCGGTTTCGCTGGGTCGATCTCACCAGCGTTAAAGCCATTCAGTCTCATTCTCAGTCTCCTACTTTGCTACGAAATCGTTGAAGGGATTGCCGCCGCCAAAGGTGAAGGCGACAGGCTTATCAATGTTGAAACGGTTCTTTGTCACGCTTGATGCCTGCGGGTGACAGATGATCTCGCGCTCATCCGTCGAGACGGCTCGTTTCTTGTCGCCCGTCCCGGTCAGGTACGTCTTGAGCCGTATAAAGCCCACGAGGTCCACGTTGTCCGTATAATGAGGGATGCTCTTCTTGTGCATCCTGATCGTGTACCTCGCATAGGGGTCACTATCGGGCAGGTCGAGTGTCTCGGTATCGGCGTGACCGATAAAGACCACGTTCATCCCCTTGTCATAGGCCAGCGCACCGGCCCACTCGCGTACCTTGCGGTGCGTGTCAGCGGCGGTATTGTAGCCCGCCCCGTATCCGCCACCGGCTTGGTTGATAGACTTTGCCTTCGGGTCAGCCGCCACGATCTCGCTCTCGATTAATGTGGCGAGCTGCGTGATGCTGTCCAGTACGAGCGTCTTGTAGTCGTGCTTTTCGCTTGCCAGCGCCTCGATGGCGTCGAAGACATCTTGGCTTTTGCTTGCCAGTGGAAAGAGAGCAACGCCATCATTCCCGGCCAGCGATGCCGTGCCATCCTCTGTCCTGATAAAGACAGGCTTCGGCATCATCGCGGCCAGCGTGGTCTTGCCCATGCCGCCCTCGCCAAAGAGCGTCATGATGACGGGGCGTTGCCCCACCGGCTTGCTAAGTGATTTCAGATCAATCGCCATTGTTGGGAGCCTCCTTGATCCCCAATAGTTCCATCGCATCGCGAATGTTCTCGCGGGCGCAGTTGATGTCATGATCGCGCTGGATGCCGCGAGATGATCGCGCGACAACCAGATGATCCCGGGCGTTCTGAAGGCAGTCAGCAGCTTTCCAATAGTCGGCGCTCATTGCTCGATCTCCTTCACCTCAACGCCGACTTTCCCCGGCGTGACGGTAAAGGCATCGGCAACCATCGCCCACAAGTCAGGCCGCTCTTTGGCCAGCCACTTGCAGCCAGTCGGATCGGCCTCAACGACCGTCTTCACGGGCCAGAACTCCTGCCCGATGCTGGTCTTGACGCCATCCCACTTGCCAACGTCCAGCTTGCGATAGATCGGCTGCGTGAGCGTGACTTTGTATGCCGTCAGCTTGTGAGTGATCGCCCCTTCGGGCTTCTTTTCGAGGGCCGCACCAATCTGGGCCTCGACTTCAAGACGCTGCCGCTTGGCTTCGTCCTCGCGGCGTTTGGCTTCAAGCCAGGCCCCGCAAAGCCCTTCGACATTACTACTGTGCATCTCGCACCTCCTTCTTCTCAACACGGCCATCTCTTGCATGTTTTGCAGTTCTCTGCAATAACAAATTTGCAATTCCCTGCAAGAAAGGCTTAAACCATGATGACTATTGAACAAATCACCGCAGCCCTACAGGACCGTCGAACCGTTGAGGTCGCCCGCGAAACCGGCCTCTCTTACAATACGATTAAATCTCTCAAGGCCGGAAAGGGCGCATACAGCGCGACGGTCGAGAGGCTTTCGAGGTATCTGACCGGCGGCGAAACCGTGTAATCTGAAAGGCTTTGGAGGGCCGATCTTGGACATCATCGCGAGCGTCAAAAACTACACGGAACTCGGCTGGGCATTGGTGACGATCCCAGCCGGGTCCAAAGCCCCGACGAATTACGGCTGGCAGCAGCCCGAACGCGCCTTGCGCCAGCCCGACGATGCGGTGCGATATTACAAGGCGAACCCTACTCATAATGTCGGCTTGCTCCACTCCGCATCCGGCACCTGCGCGATCGACATCGACCATCTCGAATGGAGCCGGATGGCCTTTACGGCGCTCGGCCTCGATCTCGATGACAACCTCGCCAAGGCCCCGCGCATTATCGGTCGCCCCGGTAGTGGCAAGGCGATTTTTCGCGCCTACCGGGACGATCTCAAGACGCACAAGATCGCGTGGCCTGACCCCAGTGGCAAAGGCTCCAGCGTAGTCTTCGAGTTCCGGGGCGGTGCCACGCAGGATGTTC